CGAAGGTTACGCGCATGCAAGTAGTATGCCATGTGCGTGCAGTGCGGTCTAGTGGCCACGGCAGGGCCTGTCTAGTGACCGCGGCAGCTAGAACTAGGTAAGTACGCGACTCGTGCTACCGGTCGATCCCGTCGGATGCGCCGCCGCGCGCGCCAGTCCTGGTAGGCGGGACCGTTGCCCCCGAGTGCCACCCCGAACAGGAACAGCAGGACGATCACGGTGCCCCGGCGCGACGGCGACGAATCGCCGCGTAAGTCCCGACCCACACACCCACGACCTCGGGGACGACGAGCCAAGCGGAGATCCTCAGGATCCCCACAAACCCGACCAGACCAACGATCGCCGTCACGGAGGACCAGTTCGCGGCCTCGACCGCCCGGTTCTTCGCGTTGGCGCCGACATAGTTCGCGGCGGCCCAGTCGTACGCCGCCGCCGACACGAACACGGCGAACCACAAGCCGACCCATTCGACGGTGGTCACCGAGCCTCCTGCAAGAGGTGGTCGCCGTACCGTGTCATCATCGGACCTCCCGCACTTCGAGCTGCGCCGCGGACTTTGCCGCGCGCACGGCGCGCTCCATGGCATCCTGACACGCCTCGCAGGTGACCGATGCACGGATCGCCGCGGCAGTAGTGCGCCCGGCGATGGGCGCGATACGCCACCCGCCACAACGCTTACGGCAGGCCGTGAGGCCGGGGGACACCAGGCCCGTGATGTGGATCCGGCCACCCCTAGGCGCGATCACCGGGGTCATCTGGCGGAGCGGCGCGACCATGGACGGATCTTAGCGAGCCGCGCGAGATCCGTCCATGGTCGCTAAGTTACTTAGTAGTTGAGCCTAGATCTGCGAAGCGTGACTAGTCCTTCACGCACTTGCAGTTCGTGTAGTCGAAGTGATAGCCCTGGAAGCAGAGGGGCGGGGGCTGACCTTGACACGACGGGTTGTCGCCGTTCGAGGGCTTGTGAGGACCCGGAGTCGAACCACCCACACACGCAGCGAACATCGAGAACAGGATCGTCTGCAGAAGCTTCACGGTTACTCTCCTTTGGTTTCAGTTTCGAGTGCCTAGCTACGCTACACGAGTCGGTTGAATCGCGCCATGATCGCGCCATGATCGCGCCATTAATCCTCGTCGTCTCCGCCCTCGTCATCGTCTCCGTTCTCATCATCGTCCCCGTCCTCTCCATCGCCCTCTTCGAGATCGTCGAAGATGGGCTCCGCCCAGCACCTGCAGTTCACCTGCTCGGAGGGCAGCGCCTCCTCACCGTCGATCTCCGGCGGGTCGTCGTAGGAAAACGTTTCGCCGTCCAGCTCGGCGTGCTCGGCGCGCGTGCGTTCATCCCCGACGGCGCGCCAGATGAAGCGCTCGACGCCCATCTCCCTCTGCCGAGCGTGGTTGAGGGACCCGTAGAACTTGCTGACCTGGTCACGGGCAATTAATCGCGCATGCCTCTCTGAGACCGCGAAGCGGTCCTCGATGTCGCGGGCGACCTCTCGAGTCGGGCGCCTACCTCCCGCTGCAGCTCGAGTCACGAGCGCGGCGACGTCACCGTGCAGGCGCTCCGGGATCCTCGTGATCAGGGACGCGTTCTCGTGCGCGAACTGCTCGACTCGAGCGCGCAGCCCGCGGTCCTTCAGCACCGGATCCGACCCCAGCGCCGCGCGGACCTGCTTGGTCAGCTGCCCCTTCTGGTAGTCGCTCACCCTGCCGGCGAACTTCTTGGCGAGCGCCTCGAGCTCAGGTTGGCGGATCGCCTTGCGGGTGGCGTCGACGGCTCGCGCGAGCAACTTTTTGAGGTCGTCGGCCGCGCCGTCGACGCGATCTCCGCGGGCGACCTGCGCGGCCTCCAGGATCCCCGGCAACGCTTCTAGTAGCGGGCGGTACGCAGCGCGCGCGCGACCGACGATCTTGACCAGCGCCGCCGCGTAGTCGCGCTCGTGACCGGTCGGTGGGATCTGTCGCGGGAGCCGCGCGCGACTCCGGCGCGCGTCGAAGCGCGGAGTGAACGCCGGTGGGGTGCCGGGATCCGGCGCGCTCGCCTCGGGGTGCGGTCTCGCGGTCTGCTCGGCTGCCGGATCGAACGGGACGCTCGGGTGGTTGGGTAGCGACCACCCGGCGTCCACCAGCAGGCCTTCCACACCGCCGACGACCTCGCGTCCGGGTGGGGCCTTGAGTAGCAGCGCGTCTCGCGGGCGCTCGCGCCGACCGTCGCGAGGCGGTCGGCCTCGCGACGGTCGGCGCGGAACCTTGGACTGCGCGTACGCGATCGCGGCTGCCTGCTCTCGGGGATGCCCCGACTTGACCAGCTCCGCGATGTTGCGGGCGATCACCTCGGGGGTGCTTCCGCGCTCCAGCGGCACCCTACTCCTCGCCCCCCTCGCCGCCCTCTACCTCGGGAGCGACGCCCTCAGCAGCTGCACCGGCTGCCTTACCCCCTACGATCTCGGCCGCGCCGCGCGCGAACTCCAGGGCACCCTTCACCTTGCCGCCCTTCTTCTCCTTACCGTGCTCTTTCCCGTGCTTGCCGTGGCCCTCGCCCTTCTCCTTGCCGTGGCCCTCCCCGCCGCCGTGACCTTTCCCCTCGACGGGCTTCCCCTCAGCAGGCTTCGCGCCGTGCTCACCCTTCGGCGGAGGCACGGGGCCGTGCTCGCGGTCCGGCGTCGGCGCGACGGGTTCGTGCCTCTCGCCGGTCGCAGCCCTGTGCTCGCCCGCCGCCTGCTCGTGCTCGCCGGCCTGCTTGGCGTACTTCTGCCCCGCCTGCTGGTAGGTCTTGGCGGCCTGCTCGTGGGCCTGAGCCGCCTTGCGGTGGTCCCCGGCCTCGCCGGACTTCTTCGCCTTCTCGCTCAGCTGCTTGGCCGCGGTCGCGTGCCCGGCGGCTGTCGCGGCCTTCTGCGATGCGCCTTGGCGACGGGCCTCGAGCGCTGCCTCGCGGGCCTCCTCGGACCACGCGTCGCGCCGGCCTAGCTCGCGCGCCGCGCCGGCTGCCAGCTCCCGAGCTCGGATGGTTCCGGCCCGCTCGGCGTGGTAGGTGACCTTCGCCATGGACTGCGCGGCGCGGGCCTGGTGCTCCACCGCGCGCCGCGACGCCTCGCCGAACTTGATCCAGTCGCCATTCTTGGCGTGGGCCTCGGCCTTGGCGTGCAGTCCCCGCGCCTTCTCGGCACTCACCGCGACCTGGCGCGCGTGCTCGTCGGCCATGCGCTCGTGCCCGCCTCGCGCGACGGTCTGGTTCGGCGACGGCATCCCATAGCCCGCCCCGGCGAAGCGCTGCCGCTCGTCGCGCTCGTCGGCGCGGCTGGGCTGCTCGGACATATTCCCGCCCGCGTCGCGCGCGGCGGTCACGCTAGAGACGAGGTCGGCGAGTGTGATCTCCCGGGCCGGACCCTCGTAGCGCGCGTCCCCGCCGTGCATGGCGACGAACGCAGTGCACGCGGACGCGAGGTCGTCGAAGCCCAGCATCACCTTGTCCTGAAAGTAAACCCAGGGTCCAGCTTCGCGCGGCAGCATCTGCTGGATCACGAACACGCGCTCGGAGTCGGGGTTGGGTCCGACCATCGCGTCCAGGCTGTCACCGTCCGCGCCTCGCGCGCCGACGACATAGCCGTAGTCGCACGGGGCGACCACCGGGCCGGCGTAACCGGTCTCCCGGACGCACCCCGCGGGCACCTCGACCGCGACCTCGAGTCCACCGACCGTCCGGGTCGCGATCGGGATCGCGTCGGAATCGTGGATAGTGGTGCCACGGGTAGCAGCGTCGTGCCGCTGCTGCGAATCGTGAAACTCGTCCCACGGACCACTGACGGCGCGCACCCGCGCGACATACGCACGCACGGGTCGGTCGAGTCGCTCGCTCGCCAGGAAGCGGTGGTGGCCGTCCGCGATCATCATCTTCGGCTTGCCTGGGCGCGCGACGAGGACGATGGGTTTGACCTTACCCCTCGCGATCTTCTTCATGAACTTCTGCACGCGCTCGTCGTCGCGAGTCGCAGTCCAGCCCCGCCGGTTCGCGGCGTCGACGGCGCCGAGCGGCACGTCGATCGGCCCGCGCCAGTCGGCCTCGCGGACCCAGTCGAGCTGGTCGTCGGGATAGTCCTCGGAGAGCTGCGCGAGCACCGCGTCGCGCGCGGCGTCGCCGTCCTGGCGCGCGCGGACCGCGTCGGCCGAGTCCTCGAGCTGCACGGTCGAGGTGGGCTGGGTCCCCGGGTCGGGGGCGGAGGGCTCCCCCGGGGGCGGGACCTGCTGGGGCGGCGCGGCCGTCCCCGGGCCGGGAGGCGGGACGTAGTCGTCAGGCGACATCGCGCGCTGGTCCTCGGTGGTGACCGGCGCCGCGGCCGCGGCCTCCTGCGCCTCGCGCGAGTCGAAGTCGACCGTGAGGTTCGGGTCGTACTCACCCTTCGCCCAGTGGCTAGCGGCGACCTCCTCGGGCGACAGCACCCCGGCGTTGATCCAGATGTTGTCGGCCTGCGCCTGCGTGAACATCGCCGCGGCGCGGTCCTTGGCCGAGTCCTGCCACAGGGGGCGGAACTTGATCGACCACTTGTCAGGCTCGCGCTTGCTGCCGACCGTGCGGAAGATGACCTGGCAGAGCCGACGCAGGGCCGGCTCCAGCTTCCGCCGCTGGTACGCCGCGACGCGGTCATAGAAGAACCGCACGTCGCTCTCCCCGGTCGCGTTCATGCCGGCCGGGCTCGTGCCGAAGAGGAGGGTCAGGGGCATGTCGCATGCGGCTGCGAGCCGGACGGCGAACTTCTCGAGCAGGTCGGGCAGGCCGGTGAGGGGAGTCTGCTGCCGGCTGTAGTCGTCGCCGGCGTCGATCGTCAGGGCGTTGACGACGCTGCGGCCGTACTCCATCGCAGCCAGGCGGTTGGCGAACGCCTGGTTGCCGTCCATCGCGAGGGCCTCCCACAGGCCCTGGATCTTGATGACGGACTGCGCGAAGTCGGTCACGAGCACGCCCGCGCTCGACCACGCTTGGTTGAAGTCGCGGAGGATCCGGTACAGGCGGTTCAGCACCGACTCCCCCCACCCGCCGCGCGCGGTGGTGACCTGGTAGCGCGAGACGCGGATCCCCGGGAACGGGATCAGCCGGCTCTCGTGGATCAGCATCGACGCGCTCTGGTAGTTGCCGGAGTAGCTCGGCAGCACGCTGCGCGACGTCAGCTGGTAGATCTCGGGCTGGCCGTACTTGGGGGCGCGCGGGTCGGCGTACGCGTACAGCGGCATGAGCTCGCGAGCCTCGAGCGGGGTGATCCAGTCAATCGACCGCACCCGCTGCAGGTTCAGCGGCTTGGTCATGTCCTCCTGGCCGTCGTTGGCGCCGATGAGGAGCGCGCTGCCACCGTAGCCGCGCTCGTACGCGCCGACGACCTCGAGGTAGTCGTCGGTCCCGAGCAGCGTGAGCTTCTGCGACACCTCGGCGGCGAGCTCGGACGAGTCCATGCCCCCGCGGGACTGGGACCCGGAGCCCTGGGAGCTCGAGATCACGACGTCGTAGCCCTGCCGGAGGGCCTCGCGCGGGATCGTCTCCACGGCGCGCGAGGCCAGGTCGTCACCCAGCCACAGGTCCTTGAGCTGGTCGAAGCTGAGCTGGTGCAGGTTGAACTGCGTCCCGACCCGCTTGTCCTTGCCGAAGATCCCGACGCCGGTGTGGGGGTTCTGCCAGTCGTCGACGCGCTGCTTGGTTCGTGGATTAGGACGCCTACCCGCGGGGTTACCGGACTTGCCGGGGGCGAATTGCCCGGCGGACGTCCGGTCGGCAGTGCTGAGTGAGGTACTCGCGCGACGCTTGCTCATGCAAGCATCGTACCAGATCAAGCGCCTGCTATACTAGCCGGTCAGCCTGCTCACCTCAGCGAGCGGTCCTGCTCCTGACCTGCACCGTGAGGAGTCGGTACTCGATTCCGGGAATCTGCGGATCCTCCCCATCCCACTCCCGCTGGTGGACGTTCCAGTACACGCGATCGATCTGACGCAGGATCTCGCGCACGAGCGCGTCGACCCAGGCGGGACACGGGTACTCACCCGTCGGATTGCCAAACACGGCCTGCCCTAACTCGACGTCGGCCGCCATCACCGGCCCCCAATCTCGGCCGCGTCGACCCGGCGCTCGAGGTCCGAGCACGGGTGCCAAGTCGCCTGCGCGGGGCTGTGCCAGGACGCCCAGCGCACGAGCAGGTCGTCCTTATCCGAGGCGAGCACGATGCCGACGCGCAGGCCGCGCCCTCTGCGGCGGACCACGTCGCCGAGCCGGGCGTCCCGCGCGTCGGCGTCCTCCCAGGCGCGGGGCGGACTGGGCCGGCGTCGAGGCGCGCTGCCGGAGGCGATCACGGTGACACCCAGAGGGGGTGCATGGGCTCGGTGTCCTCGCACTCGGGATCGATCGCGAGGGGGATCCCGCTGACCGCGGTCACCTCCTCGTCGGAACCCAGGATCGGGCAGCCCCAGGAGACTCGAGCCGGGAGTGCCCGCGCGCGGGCCTCGAGCATGGTTTCCAGGGGGATCTCGACGGTGACCTCGTCCTCGAACGCGTCGTTGCTCATAATGCCCTCCAGCCGGATCGACCGCCAACGCCTTCAATCACGCGGTGGCCGGGGATGCGTTGGTTGAGTCGCGCAGCTTGGCGTTCGGCGCGGTTGCGCGACCGGTAGCGGTGTGGCGCAGGGTCGACACCGTACGGCAGTTCAGCAAGCTTGGTGAGCGGGCCGTCGACGAGGAACATCGGAGCGAAGTCGTTCGGGTCTTTTGCTTTCTTCATCTCCAGCATGACCCATCATGGATGCAGGACCCGCGCCGACTTGACCAGTCTAGTAGTTACGTGGACCTGCGGTAGTGGATGCTGGGGGACCGTGAACGGGCGGTCACGGTCCCGCGGGGCGGGTGTGGCGCGGTCGACACACCTGCCGCACCACACCCCCCCGGAACACTCTGGCCGGTGCGCGCGTAGTGGTCGCATGTACGTGCTGAGGCTACTATTGCTCCCCTTGATGATCCTGCTTGGACTGGTCGCGATCCCGATCGTCGCCACGCTGCGCCTGCTGGGGGCGCGATCGGACGGCTACCCGTGAGCCCGCCTGACCTCGCGCGGATGCTCGACCGCGTGCTCGACGACGTCGAGGTCCTGGCCCCGGTCGAGCTCGAGGACGCGCTGGAGGTCAAACGCCGGCTGGACGAGGTTCTGACTGCGCACCGCGAGCGCGTCGACTGCCTGGAGGTGTACCACCGGCTGAGAGACCTCGTGGTCGAGGTGCGATCCGTGGCTGGCGCAACGCTCTACAAGCGGATCCTGCCCGCCGTGGCGTGCTAGCATGGCGCCCATGAAGCTCGTTCCCACTTGGCCCTCCATGATCGCGCTGCTGCTCGCCGCATGCCACCTCCCGCACGTCGACCCCGCCCGTCGCCTGCCCGACCAGGAGCTGGCCTCGATCATGCGCCTCGACGTGTCGTGCGGTGGGGCGGATCCGTTCTCCTGGATGGGCGGGCTGCCTACCCCGGCACCCGACGGCTCCGTACCCGACGACCAGACCTGGGTCCCGTCGGGTACCGCGACCGGGGTGGTAGTCTCCGAGTGGCACGTCCTCACCGCCGCGCACGCGGTGCGCTGCCCGGTCCTGCCGTCGATCACAGCCACCCTCCCGAGCGGGCGGGTGCTGCCGATGTCCGTCGAGCTCGACGACTTCATGTTCGGCGAGGGCGCCGACGTCGCTCGGCTGGTGATCTCGGACGCCGAGGCGTTCGACCTCGGGGTCGCGCCGCCGCGGCTAGCGCGCGCCCGCGAGGGTGAGCGCCTGGCTGCGGTGGTCCGCCGGCGGCTAGGCGCGATCGTGTCCGTGGGCACCTACCGCGGGCACGGCGGAATCGTCGACGGGATCGCTGGTCGCCCCGGGGACTCCGGCGCGCCGGTATACGACGCCGCCGGCGAGCTCGTGGGGATCATCCTCGGCGGCGCCCTCGACGGGTCGTACGTCCGGTACTACCCGATCGAGGGTCGCTGGCTCGCGGGTACCTGATTCAGGGAACGCTCCGGGCGCCGCGCGCGTAGTACGCTGCATGAGCAACCCAACCGTTCCTCCGGATCGTCCCCTACCCACCCGCGACGCGCTGCGCGAGTTCCTGACGCGCGTCGCCGAGAACAAGTCCGAGTGCGCTGAGACGCGCGTGTATGCCGCGGTAATTGCGCATAGCTACCCTAGTACCTGGTACCCGGGAGACCCGGGGCGCCAGGTCCGCGAGAGGGACCTGAACGTCCGACTCGCGAAGGTCCTCGTCGAGATCCAGCAGGACGAGCGGACCGAAGTTCACGCGCGGGCGAACGCTGCCGCGGCACTCCTCAACTGGGGTCTGGAGGTCCTGTCATGATCCCGCCCACCAGCATCCGGCCCACCAGCATCCGGCCCACCAGTAACAACCTCCTGATCCGGCGATCCTCATCGGAGGACGTCTCCGCCGGCGGGATCGTGATCCCCGAGAAGGCTC